GACTGTCGAACACGTAGAAGATTGGCCTTCTAGGTTAGATGCTATCAATAAAATATTAAAAATTAAAGGGGATTTCTCTCCAGAGCAACACGAACACGTTTTCCAAAGTATGTTTGAGGGGAAAAGTGAAGATGAGAAACAACAAATATTAGACGAAGCAGACCAAATACTGCGTGATGCACAAGATAAACCAGAATGGGAAGAAGAATAATGCCTAGAAAAAAAGGAGTTAAGCTATCTGTAGGTAGGGGAGAGAAAAGACCTACCAAAAGTGGTGCTGGGTTAACAGCCAAAGGAAGGGCGAAGTATAATAGACAGACAGGTTCCAAACTGAAACCCCCTGCACCAAATCCAAAGACAAAGGCTGCTAAAGGTAGAAAGAAATCGTTTTGTGCTCGCATGGGTGGTGTGGTTAGAAAGGCTAAAGGACCTGCTAAACGTGCTAAAGCAAGTATGCGAAGATGGAAGTGTTAATTGGCTATCACTACAGTTGTTGAGGCAACGAAAGCGAAACTCGCTGCCGCTAGAGATGGGGCGTTAAAGTCTATTGATCCAAAGATAAATGACGATGCGTTTCTTAACTTCCTAGCATTGGTGAAAACGAAAGACGAGAAAGACGAAGGGAAGGTTAAGTTATTCCCTCGAAAGAAGTATATCAAAGATTTAGCACATCTATTCCAACATGAAAAGTTGTTACTGATTCCAAAAAGTAGGCAGATGACTATTAGTTGGTTAGCTGTTGCGTATTGTGTATGGAGAGCATATACGATGCCAAACCAATTAATACTATGGCAGTCTAAGAACTTCGATGATGCTGCTGCGATGGTATTCGATAGAGATGATCCACAAGTTGCGAGAGCCTCTTTCGTTTGTTGGCATTTGCCAGAATATATATTTGATCGCCCAAAACCTTCTCAAGGAAACCTTCTGTGGAACAATGGTTCCATAGTGAAGGCTATTAAACAGGGAGCAGACGTGATTCGTTCCAGAGCTGCCTCGGTTATCATCTCTGACGAGATGGGCTTTCAAGAAGAAGCTGCTAATGCGTATATGGCTGCCAAACCAGCTATCACAGGTGGGGGACAGTTCATAGGTATCAGTTCAGCAAACGCAGGATTCTTTTGGGATTTAGTAGAGGATGTCGCATGATTACAGTGGATTCAACAGTTATTAAATTAACAGTGGAAGGTGGAAGTCTTTCCGATTGGAATGGGGCTAATGGTATTGTTGCTGCAACGGAACACAATGGAAAATGGTTATTGGTAAATAGTAAGGGATTGATATTTTCCATAGACTTAGAACAACTATCGCCACAACCAAAAGAAATAAAAGAAGAACCAATAGTAGTAGAAGCAAAACCAATGGAACCAAAGGAACCAGCGAGAACAGTACCTAAACTGCCATCACAAAGAAAACGATATGCCACAACAAAACCAGGGTCTAACAGTAGCCAAAAATAAAAATGGTTTCACTATAGCGAGAGTGCATTACTCAGCCGATCCAGAGAAAGCAAAGCAAGAATGGATAGCCAAAGAAAAGAGGGGTATGCCAGATTGGGCTTGGCGTAAGGAGTTTGAAATGGACCCATACGCTGCGAGTGGTAAACCTGTATTTCCTGAACTGCCTAGTTGGACAGAATATATTCATAAACCACTACATCATGTAGTTAAAGATGGAATTATTCCTTCTTGGTGGCCTCGATATGCTGGATTTGATTGGGGTGGTTCTAACCCTAGTGCGTTTGAGTTAGCAACGATATCTCCTAGTGGCACGATTATATTCTATTGGGAATATTATAGGGCGAAACAGAAACCACAAGAGATAAATACAGCAATACAAGCACACCCTGATTGGGAAGATTTGATATTTGTAGCCCACGATCCTTCCATGCGTAGTATGTTGCAGTGGGGTGGTGGCGTTGGTAAAGGTGATAGAGAGCAAGTTAAAACTCTTGGTGACATGTTTACCGAGTATGGATGGCCTCTAGTTCCTGGTCGTGCTGGTGATGATGTAGCTTTTGCACAAGCATTGTATAAGGCATGGCAGAATTTAGAAGACCCAAAAGTAATTATAACCCACGCCTGTCCTAAACTATGGTGGGAACTAAACCATTTAAGGCATGACGAGTTAAATCAGACACAGGTAATGAAAAAGAATACACCAGAACGTATTGTTCAAAAAGATAACCATGCGTTTGACGCTATTAAATATTTAATACAAACACACCCTGCTGGACCAGATGGTGCAGAGATATGGGATAGCATGACTATGGAACAGAAAGTGAAACACCCAAAGAAATATCGAGATGAGGAAGATGTATACGATCCTTATTTAGGAGGATTGACTTGATAGAGACAATATTTTCAGCTTTGTTTGGCTTGGTTTGTCTTTGCCTTCTCATTTTGAAAGAGAGAGAGAGGACAAAAGACAAGGAAAGACATTTCGCTGTAGAGAAAGAACTATTGGATAGGATTATGTCTAGGGATTATGGAGAATATTCTGCTGCTCAAAACTTAGATTATTCTGAAAGAAACAATGGTTCTGGATTTACAACTTCAGAAAACGAAACTTCTATTTATTTACAGGCATTGGGAGAAGATTTACCTCCAAACTTAATGTCTGAATACAGTACAAATAAAGGTGATGTAGATGGCAGAGGATAAAATCACGCTTGATCCAACTACTCCTAGAGAGTTACAGGAAGAAATAGATCACACCAAAACAGAAACTGGTGCGATGTCAATGGTACAAGAAGAATGGGAAAAGGGTATAAGGAAATTGCAACCCTATCACCGACAATGGTTTTTGAATACTGCATACTTACTTGGATTTCAACATTTAGTATGGCATCCATCAAAAAACAGATTATGGCTTCCCCCTTCCAGAAGAAGACAAGTACGAATGACTTCAAATTTAATGATGTCTGCGTACCGAATTAACCTATCAAAGTTGTCTACTGGAAACGCAGCAATTAGTGTTTTACCTAACTCGAACGAACAAGAAGATGTCGATGCAGCACGTTTAGCCCAAAAAGTATGGTTTCATATTAAGAATGATGTGCATTGGAAACAATTAAAGAGAAGGCTAATTGGTTGGGTCTTGTCTTGTGGGAATGGTTTCTTGTTAACGGAATGGAATCCCAACGCTGGTGAGATGTTATCAAGTGTGAAGGAAGAAACTACCGAAGTAGAACAAATGGATGAAATGGGTATACCCATGATGAACGAAATGGGCGAACCTATGATGGAATCAAAACAACAAGTTGTGGGAGTGGAACAATATAGAACAGGAAAGTTATCTATTAAGACGTTATCTCCCTTTTCCGTTGTTCCCATTGGTAGTGGAACAGAGTTAGATGAATGCGATTCGATTATTGTGGGAGAGTGGCTTTCTTTGGAAGAAATCAGAAGACAATTTCCTGAAAAAGGAAAATATGTAACTCCAGAGTTTAGAGACACAGCCTCTACATTTGAAAAGTTTTTAGATGGTTTGGTATCACCTACCACATCGCAAGTAAATCCACAATCAAGTGGAGAGCCATCGGAAAAAGGGGCAGTGGTAAAAAGATATTGGCAAAAATCTACTCCAGAATTTCCTGATGGAAGAATGATTATATGTGCCAATAATATAATGTTATTTATGGGAGACAACCCCACTCCAAAAGATAATACTGGAGATAGGCCATTACCTGTTGTGCATTATAGAGAAATAGACGTTCCTTTCCGTTTATGGGGAAGAAGTTCGATAGAAGATCAGATACCAGATCAGAAAGCATATAATAAAGCGTTATCTATTATATTGGAACATCATTCACTATTTAAAGGGAAATGGATTGTACCTAGAGGTGCACATCTCAAGGAATCGAACCTAGACTCCTCTGCTGATGAAGTAGTTGAAGCAATCCCTATTGGTGGACAAATGCCACACATGGCAAATATACACCCTCCACAACCTACTTTGTTTAATGTGTTGAAGCAACATAGAGAAAACATGATGGAACAGTCAGGGGTTAGGGAAGTATCAAGAGGTGCATTACCCTCTGGAGCAAGAAGTGGTGTCGCTATTCAATTATTGCAAGAATCGGATACCACACAAATAGGAACGACAGCGATAGATATAGCGGAAGCAGACGCTAGAGTAGCTAATCTAGCTTTATTGGTTGCTGCAGAGAGAATGGTAGTTCCTCAAAAGATTCGTATCATTGGAAAGAATAACGAAGTAGATGTAGTAGATAACTTTACTGGAGATATGCTTAGAGGAAATACACAAGTAATAGTAGCAGGAACAATGGGGGCTCCGTTCAGTTTGGTGGCGAGGAAAGCAGAAATACTCGATATGGAACAGAGAGGTGCATTTATTAATCCAGAGACTGGTAGAACCGATTGGCGTACTGTCATGGAGTTACTAGAGTTTGGACAAACGCAAGATGTATTCTCTGAACAAGCACTTGATGAAGCACAAGCAGAGACCGAGAATAGAGAAATGGTTACTGGTGCTATGCCAATGGCTAAACGATATCAAGACCATCAACTACACGTTAAGATACATAACCGAAGACGTAAGGCTCCAGAATATATAGAACTAATTAAGCAACAGCCACAAATAGACCAGATGTACGAACAACACCTGCAACAGCATGGTGCATTTTTAACGGAACAAATTCAAGCAGCGAATGCTCAAGCAATGGCTCAAATGGGAGGCCAACAACAAGGTGGGGCCATCCAAGAGGAAGTTCAAAGCGATCAGTTTGCTACCCCTGACGAGGGAATACAGCAAGGAGGCCCAATGTAATGCCAGATAAACATGGAACATGGTACAATATGTACTCAACTGGCCCAGTTACAATACCTACAGCGACAGCAATATTTATATCTTCGACTGTAACCAATGTAAATGGCCCAAATCCGAAACAAAGAATACATCAAACTATATTAGATAGGTTGATTATTTCTGCATCAGCTACAGCAGCTATGGTAGAACTTAGTGTCGGTGGTACTGCGATATTACCTACATTAATGCTAAACACAGCAACAACAATAGATTTGAAAGACCTTAACATTGTTTCAACTGCCGATATTGCTGTTCATGGTCAAGTTGGAGCAGGAACTATCTACGCCCAATTCAGACGTAGTGGAAACTAACTATATTAGGAGAGCAACATGGCAGAACAAGATCAAACCACAGATATGGGAACTCCTCAAGAGGAACAATTCCAAGATGTAGGAGATCAGAACATCGGTGAAGTACCTGCCGATACAAGTGATCCGAACTCTTTAAAGTTAAAAGTAAGTGGTAAAGAGGTAGATTGGGACATTAATGAC